CTTGAGGGCGCTACTGTTTCTATACTAGGTAACGGAGGATCACATGCAGACAAAGCGGTTAGCAGCGGTGCTGTATCTCTGGATTTATCTGCAACAACGGCGGCGGTCGGATTGGGTTATACATCAAATTTACAAACATTGAGGCTTGAGTCCGGATCCGTTGATGGAACCAGCCAGGGAAAACCTAAGAGAATACACCACATAACGCTGCGATTATTTAGAACAGTAGGGTTAGAGGTAGGATCATCGTCTGATGATGTTGATCGAGTGCCTTTTAGAGATAGCAGCATGGCGATGGATACAGCTGTTTCACTATTTACCGGTGATAAAGATATCGAGTTTGCCGGTGGCTTTGAGGAAGATGAGCGCATATATGTAAGGCAAACACAGCCTTTACCTCTTACTGTCCTGGCGCTTTATGCACGAATGAACACTTTTGATATATAGGTAGAGCCTTGGAGTTTTTAACTTTTTTAAATCTGGTATCCGCCGGATCGTCTTTATTAGGCGGTATTAATGATAAACAAGCAGCGGATAATGCAGCGGCAGCGGCACAAGAAGCAGCGAATTTTAATGCAGATCTTATCGAGAGGGATGTAGATCTCCTGGAAAAGCAGCGCCGTTTTGTGAATGCGAATTACAATGTTTCTAATGATCGAAAGAAACAAGGATTTAAGGCGGTTCAAGGTGAGGTAAAAACCAATTATGCGTATGGCGGTATTGATGTTTCTGAGGGTACACCGATTGATGTTCTTAAAACAAATGCCAGGGAAATGCAGTTTGAGTTGGATACAGATAAATTTAATAACGATGTCGCTAATATGCAGATCGATGATGCTCAAGAGGATGCCAGGTTAAATGCTGAATTGGCACGCATGGAGGGTGGTAGTGCAGCTGCATCACTAAGGGCGCAAGGAACAAAAAGCCTTATTCAAGGTATCGGTACGGCTGCCAGAACTCTTTATACATAGGTGTTAGATGCGTATTCCTTTATATACAGCGCAATCCAGGGCAACGTCCGAGGCTCCAGGAAAGTCGATTACTGCTAGAAAAAACGTACAATTAGCAGCACAAACAGAATTAGCAAAGGGATCACCATTCTCTGCTTTTACTGATGAGGTTTCGAAATTCAGCCTGGAGAGATATAAGGTTGTAAGGAATAATCTGCTAAACGAGGCGGATCTAGCAATGGACGAGTCGATGTATGAATTGGCTCGAAAGCTGGAGAAATCCGGCGATTATAATAATATTCTTGATGGTGATGCGCCTAAATGGAAAAGCGGTGCAGAGGCTATTAAAGCAGAACTGCTAGGAAAAATTGGAAAGGATGAATACAGCCAGAAACAATTTGAATTACGTTTTGGTCAGAATGAATTAAAGCATAGGTTTCAGCTGAGATCTGAAGTTGACCGGCAGCTAAAAATTGCTAGCCAGGGCGATTACTCACAAAAGTTACTCCAGGGCGAGGCGGAGTTAAGTGATTGGCGGTTAGATGAAAATAGTCGGAATGCTATTCTTAGACCGATTAATATCTTTACCGGTGGTTATATTAATCAGACCAAAGCCAATCCTGGAAAGGTAAAAGCCACAATTAGAGCTATGGAATTGAATGCAGCGAGAGCAGCATTAACCAGATATATTTCTGAGAATCCTGGTAATGAGATTACTGTACTTACAGCGATGCGAAACGCAATAAGACTAGGCAGAGAGGGTGGCACACTTGAGGGTCCACCAGGAAAAAAATCTTTACCGGCTCCGTTACTTGGTGCTGAAAATCTCTATAAGCGATTAATTGCATTTGATGATGATGAACTTGCATCAATAATCAGTACCTCATCCGGTGATATTGCTACGATTTATGGACCAGGATTTGAAGAAAGAGCAAGAAAATCTAAGCTAACAGCTACCTCAAAGATCCTAAAAGAGAGCGCAAATACACTTATTAGCCAGATGGAAATTGATGGCGCTGCTGATACGCAAAAAATAACTGACCTTTTGCAAGGTTTTGAGAAGTTAATCAATGAAGATCCTAACGTCGGATCCGATGTTAAAGATAAATTTAATGAATTAAGACTAACCTCTAAACTTGCTTTTGATACGAGAAAAGCCTCTCCCACCGATATGAATACGATTATCTCTGATTTTAAGAAAGGAGAGGTTTTAGGTGGTTCTGGTATGGATACGGAGGCAGAGCAAAATACGCTCAAGTTTCTTGAGAGCCGCCGGAAAAAAATGGAAAGTGCTCTTAAAGATGATGCGCTGCAATGGGGTATTGATAATGGAGTTGTAGAACAACCGGTAACAGATTTGTTTAATGAGGATGGATCATTTGATCCTATGGCGGTAACAGAGCGCCAAATGAATGCCGAAGCGGTACGAAATCATTATAATCTGCCTACTGTTCAATATCTTACAAAGAACGAGGTAGCTGCTTTTAATGGGTTTATGAAGCAAAAAGATTTAGATCCCCAGGTGCGATTAAACTATCTTTCTGATTTTGTTCAAGGATGGGGAGATGAGGCAGCAAATGTTTTTTTACAAATGGAATTAGAAAATGCAGTTATGCAATCCGCTTTAGGATCTTATGTTAATAATGGAAATATTGAAACAGCACGACAAATCCTTATAGGAATGGACAAAGTTAGTGCCGGAGAAAAGATACCAGCAGACAACCCTAAAGATTTAAAAACCATTTTTGCAGAATTAATAACCGGATCAGACAACAACGATATATTACAGTTTATGCGTGCCGAAGATAAGCAAGCTATCTTTAAACTAGCGACAGCACATTATTTAGGTAGAGGTTTAACTACTTATGATGAAGATGAATTTGTAGATTCAATACAAGCTGCAATGGGCGCTAATGGCGATAAAGGCGGAATAAGGTTGGTCAACAATGAACCGGTACTTCTACCACAAGATTATAATGTAGAGATGGCTGAAAATGTATTGAGTAATTTGGCTAACTTCCATTTACGCTATATGACAATAACTTCGGGTGGGGATCCAGCTGGAAATACGATAGATAGAGGATTGATACTCGATATTAATAAAAATCCAGATTACGTTTTAAAGTATTATGGTGGAACCGAGTATTTTATTTACGATAACGCTCGAAAAAAAGCAGTTTCATATCCGAGAACGGATCAACCTGGGAGTCGCCCAGACTACTTAGAAAAAGTTGTAATTGATTTAAACCTATTAAAAACAAATTTTCCGGCAATAGTTTCTGAGCGTGACGATCCAAATGAGGATAATGATGCGCCAGATTTTTCCGGAATGATGAAATGAGTGGAATATTTCAAAAGCAACTTAGTAAGTCTTACCTTGATATGTATGATGGTGTCGATACCAGCCAAACTACTTTTAAGGAAAACTTTGGTGCTGGAGTAAGGCGAGCGGTTCACATGAGTAACACAAGCTCAAAAACACGCAGCTTACAAAACGCTTGGGATCCTATAATTGAAGATATAAATAAGAAAGCTGGTACGGATTTTAAAAATCCAACTCAAAAACTTTATCGAGGTGTTTATGGAACTTATCTGGCTCCATCAGATACGCGTATAGAGTATAATGCAGAAGTAAATAAAATACTCGATTTTGTAAAAAACAACGAGGAGATGTTAGGTCCGGAAATGGCAACTTTAACTCACGATTGGATTATTGATCGTGCAATTAAAACTGCCTTACATGAAAGCGAACAATATGAAGATATAGCAGAAAGGTCAGCTGATTGGACCAATATGCCAGCCAGGTTTCTTGGAGAAATGGTCGGAACTCTTGATGATCCGGTTATGCAAGATGTAATGATGGGTACAATGGGTCTTGGCTTTTTTGCTAATGGCGCTGCATCTATTGGTAGTATAATGTTGCGTGAGGCAATGATAGGTGCTGGAACTGAAGTATTTATCCAAAAAGAGGTAGCTGATTGGTATAAAGAATTAGGTTTGCCATATACTGTAGAGGATTTTGCTTACAATGTTGCGGCTGCCGGAGCGTTAAGCGCTGCCTTTCCACTTGCATTTAAGGTCGGTGGCGACACAGTAAAGCTAACTTTAAACCAAGCAAAAAAGGGATATAACGCGATAAAGTCTGCTTCAGAGCGTTTAGGTCTAAGGGTTTCTGCTGATGCCAGGGCAGCTGAATCGATTATGGAGGAAGTTGAGGCGACAGTAGGAACCTCTCCTATAAATGATGTTGACGAGCACTTGCAGCGCGTGGATGCCCATGCTGATGCCATAGATAATGGTGAGGCTCCTACTGTAACGAATGAACCGGCAAGCGGTCCAAAAGCTGCTGAACTTGAAAACGTAGCTAATCCAGGAGCAAAGCCTAGAGCAACTATTAATGATATTTACGCAAGATATGAGATAGAAGAATTAAACGTGGATGCCCAGAGCTATCAGTTTAAAGAGGGCAGCGACGAGTTTGGTGTAACAGAGCAGTTACGAGGCGAAGTGCAATGGAACCAGGAACAATCTGGAGTTGTTTTAGTACATGAACGAGCAGATGGAAAACTGTTTATTGCTGACGGACACCAAAGATTAGCGCTAGCTAAAAGAATAAAAGAGAAAGATCCAAATCAAGATGTATTTCTGTTAGGTATTACGTTGAGAGAAAAAGACGGAATTTCTGTCGAAAATGCAATGGTGAGAGCAGCTGTTAAAAACATTGGTGAGGGAACCGGTACTGTTCTCGATGCTGTCAAAATACTTAGAGGCGATCCGCAAAAATTTAAAACATTACCGCCAAGATCAGCCTTAGTAAAACAAGCCAGAAGTATTGTTAAGATTAATGACAATGAGGCTTATGGTTTGTTTGTTAATGGATTAGTTTCTCCACAACAAACGGCATTAGTTGGTCGGATGATTCCAGAAGATGCGACGATGCAGCGCGCAGCTATGAATGTTTTAGCAAAGGCAAAGCCGGAAAATGATCTCCAGGCAGAGTCTATTATCCGGCAAGTAATGGATAGCGGCACAGAAAAAGTTAACCAGGAGAGTTTATTTGGTAATGCTTTGGAAGAAGAGTCGCTCTATTTTGAAAGAGCAAAAATTTTAGATAATGCTGTTAAGGTTTTGCAACGTGATAAATCGGCATTTAATACTATAGTAAAAAACCAAACGAAATTTGAGAGCGAGGGAAACCAGCTAGCAAGGAGCGCAAATGAGCAAAAAATCCAAAAAGACGGACAAGCAATCCAGCTTATCCAAACGCTCGCCAACAGACGAGGACAACTCAGCGACGATCTCACAGCTGCCGCAAGGATCGCAAAACAAAGCGACGGACAGTACAACAAGGCTACAGAGAGCTTTGTCGACTCTGTCAGAGGAGCAGTTGATCGAGGCGATTTCAATGGGGAAATCTTACATGATCCAGGACTCACTATCGATGCTCCGCCGCAAAACGGCGAAATACCGACAAGATCAGTTGAAAAAAGTTTAGAGGATTTCGACAATCCAGCTGGATTAGGATCTCAAAAACAGATGAATCAGATGGAAACGGATATGTTTCCGCCTTTACGAGAGGGGTTAGAGCCAGAGGTTGCCGAAACTAAATTAAAATTAGCGCAGCCAATAGAAACAGTTGACGATATTTATGAACTAGCACCAGCCTCCCAAGAGTGGTTAGCTGGAACCGGAAAAAGATTAGAAGCAGAATTAGGAGTAAAATTTGAAAATCCTGGTCTAAAAGAAAAAGCGACCGCTGCTGAAAAGATGATCCGTAAGAAATACAAAACAGCGCAGCAGATGACGGATATTGCTAGAGGTGGTTTTATTGTTAAGAGTTTAGATCAAGCAAATAAGGTATCGGAAGAATTTTCAAAGGTTGCAGATGTTCTCGATACCGGTTGGCAAGTGTATCCGGAGGGTTACTCGGACAGAAAATTGTTGGTTAGGACACCAAACGGCATTATTGCAGAGATCCAAATGTGGACACCGGAGGTTAAAGCAGCAAAGTTTGGAAAGGGTACAGAACTTTATACAAAGGCTCGATCAGCAAAGGATCCAGCAGAAATAGCTAGGTTAAATGAAGAACAAAAGGTTCTTTATAGGGATGCTTTGAAAAAGGATATTCAAGCCTCAGAGGGAAAGTTATCCGGTATTGATAGTGGACCAAAGGTACTCTCAAACATTGATTTGAATGAAGCCTCGTCTGCAACAAGGCTAGCGGAGTGGAAAACGTCAAGGGCATCGACCTCCTCCCAGGATCCACCAGGCTCAACAACGGCAACAGCTTTTAGAGGTTCTTCAGACAGCAGCGCTGGTCTGAAATCCCAATTACAAAACGAAACAGATGATTTAGCCATTAGTAGTTCTCCTACTAAAAGTATAGATGAAAGCGCTCAAAACGTCAACACAGAGGCGGAATTAGACCTAGAAATTCCGGTCGGGCAAAGAATAGACGATGCAACCAATGAGGTTACTGTCGTCAATCAAACAATGCGGCAGATTAAAGATGAAATTGATTATGAAAATAAGATGATTGAGCGAATGGGATATTGTGTTAAATGACCGGTTTTAGAGAATGTATTAATGATGGTGTTAACGAGGGTCTTATTCGAGAGGAAGATGCTGCCGAAATTAATACAATGTTTGACCAGCTGGAGGGCGAATATCGAGGTAATATGGCAAACGCACCGGCAGCAGCAAGAGCGGCAGCCGATACTTTAGATGCAATTCGCCGGCAAAAGTTTGAAACAAGACGAAAGAAATTACTCCAGGCAAGAACCTGGCGCGAGATCGAGGGGATCCTGGACACACACCGAACACAGTTTGGTAATCTGGATCCGAATGATGCAGCTGTTAATCTGCTTGGTCACGTTAGAGATCAGAAGTTTTCGTCAGTAGAGCAAAGAGCAGATGCTGTTAGGAGCCTGGCACATGGTAGAATGTCTGAGATCCTAGCCTCATTTAAGAGAAATATATTCGGAGAAACGCAAAATAAGGCGACACAAAAGAACCTGGTAAGAGAGTTATTCGGAGAAAATACCGGTGATACTGCTGCAAGGGAGTTTGCTAGAGCCTGGTCAGAAGTTACCGATATGCTTAGAAAGCGCTTTAATGCAGCTGGTGGTGCTATACAAAAACTAGCAAATTGGGGAATGCCTCAAGTCCATGATGCTATTCGGATCCGAAAAGTGCCAAAGAGTGAATGGGTAGATTATACCTATAGCCGGCTCGATACAGAAAATATGATCGATGAACAGACCGGATTAGCATTTAATGAGGTACGATTAAAGGCAGTTTTAAACGAGGTTTACACCACAATAACCCAGGAGGGATTTAATAAAGTTAAAAAGGGAGCCGTTCTCCAGGGTCGATCGATGGCAAATCGCCGGCAAGATCATCGTTTTCTTAAATTTAGAAATGCTGATGCTTGGATGGAATACCAGGAGCAATTTGGCAACGTAAACGCTTTCGATACAATGATGTCGCATATTTCCTCAATGTCGCGTGATATTGGCATGATGGAAGTGCTCGGTCCAAATCCGGTAACAACGATGAATGCGATAAAAACATCACTTGATGCGCGTGCAGCAGAAGCCGGAAAGGGTGCAGATAAAGCCAGGGCAGCTGGCGATAAGATGGACAAGTTGTATAGGGCGCACATGGGAACTCTTAACGCGCCTATAAACGGAATTGCTGCTAATACCATGTCTGGTTTACGAAATATCCTAACGGCTGCTCAGTTAGGCGCTACGTTCTTTACAGCTGTAACAGATCTAAATAGTCAGAGTTTAGCGCGAAAGTTTAATGGATTACCCCAGGTTAAAACGCTTGGACAAGTAATGAAGTATATGGAGCCTCTTGGCGCAAAGGAACGCGGTAAGCTAGCGACCAGGTTAGGATTAATTGCCGATCATTGGACAACGATAGCCTCTGCACAGATGCGTTATATTGGAGAGATTAGTGGTCCGGAGTACACTAGGCGAATAAGTGATTTTGTTATGCGTGCCTCTTTCTTATCTCCCTGGACACAAGCTGGAAGATGGGCATTTGGGCAGCAATTTCTAGGAACCCTGGCTGATAATGTTGGTAAAAACTTTGACCAGCTGGATGAGGGATTAAAAGGAGCGCTTGAAAGATATGGTTTTTCCTCAAGAGATTGGGAGGTTATACGGCAAACCGAGTTACTAGATGAAAGCGGTGCTACGTTTTTTAGTGTTCAAAACCTTATAGATCGAACAGATATAGATGAGTTTGAGGCGCAGCGGTTAGGCACGAAGATCTTAGAAATGGTAAACACGGAAACAGAATTTGCGGTTCCTACCGGATCTTTACGATCAAGAATGTTTCTTACCGGTGGTACAAGTCCTGGAACATTTGGCGGTGAGATCCTACGATCCTTTGCGATGTATAAAAATTTCGGTGTAACGATTATGAATACACACATGATGCGAGGCGCAATGCAGCTAAAGAATAATAAGAAAGCTGGATACCTGGCACAGTTTATTATCGGCGGCACAGTATTAGCAGCCTTTGGTTTGCAAATGAAAGAATTAGCGAAAGGTCGGGATCCTAGACCAATGGACGATCCGAAGTTTTGGGGTCAAGCATTAATGGCATCTGGTGGATTTGGGTTGTATGGAGATTTTCTTTTCTCGGATGTAAACAGATTTGGTCAAGGATTGGGTACAGCGATTGCCGGACCAGCTGTAGGATTTGCTGATGATGTTAGAAAACTAACAATAGGAAACTTATTACAGCTAGCACAAGGAGAGGACACAAATGCGGCAGCTGAAACAGTAAACTTTGTTAAGCGCTATATGCCTGGTGGATCTCTTTGGTATTCAAGGTTGGGAATGGAGCGCTTGGTGTGGGATCAGTTGTCAGAAATGACGGATCCAAAAATAAGAAGTAAAAGGCGACGATTAGAAAAAAGGCAAAAAACAGAATATGGCAACAGCTATTGGTGGCGACCAGGGAGAATGGAGCCAAGACGTGCTCCCAATTTTGAGAACCTAACGAGGTAAAAAATATGACAATTAGCACTACAACAATCTCGAAGTCATATTCGGGAGATGGATCAACTCATTCTTTTGCTTATGATTTTCCTATATTTGCAGAGGGAGATCTGACAGTTATTATCCGGTCAAGCGCTGGTACGGAAACTGTAAAAACAAAAGATACGCATTACATAGTGACCGGTGCTGGTGTGTCTACCGGTGGTACTGTTTTATTTAAGTATAATACCGGAACATCAAGTGATGCTCATTATTCCTCCACAGATTATAGACCAGCCTCCGGTGAAACTGTTGTTATAAGATCTGAATTATCAAATACGCAATCAATGAACCTGGTGGCTAACGATCCATTTCCAGCGGAAACGCTTGAAACAAACATGGATAAGATCGTCAGAATGGTGCAGCAGCACGACGAGGAACTAGGTCGATCAATAAAACTAAGTCGTACTAACACGATCACATCAAGTGAATTTACGGAAAACGCATCAACTAGAGCAAGCAAAACGCTGGGATTTGATAGTAGTGGTGATTTAGCTACTGTTGCTGATTATCTGCCAGCTGGAGGGGATTCTGCCTTATTCAAGTTTGCAACCTCTACAACAGACAGCGATCCTGGATCTGGAGTTATACGATTAAATCACGCAACAATCGCCAGCGCTACTATTCTTTATGTTGATGATCTGGAATATAACGGCACAGATGTTAGCGCATGGGTTCAATCATGGGATGATGTATCAGCAAATCCGACAAACAGAGGACGTATTCGATTAAGTAAAGCCGGTGTTCTTGATACCTGGCATGTATTTAAAATCAGTAGTGCATTGGTTGATGCAAGTGGTTACACAAAAGTTAATCTAACTTATGTTGACGGATCCGGCACGTTTGCAGCGGATGACAAGATCTGGATCTCGTTTGCAGCCTCTGGTGAGGACGGAGTATCAGCTGGTTATTTCTACAAGTTTGATACTGGTACAAGCGATACTGATCCAGGAGCCGGTGAGATCGCATTCAATCACGGCACATATTCAAGCGTTACGGCTATATATATAGACGATGCGGATCAACATGGAGTTTCGACACAAGCCGATACGATAACGTGGGATGACTCAACGGCGCTCGATCGAGGTGTTCTGCATATTGTTGATATCAACGACAAAACGACGTATGCGAAATTCAAGATTAACGGATCAGCTACGGATGCAAGCGGATATAACAAGCTGGCTGTTAGTCACATTGTTTCAAATAATACCTTTAGTGCGGCAGACGAATTATCAATACAGTTTACAAGGACCGGTAATGATGGTGCTGCGCCTGGCTATCTCTATTCGTTTGATAACTCGACAAGTGATGCGGATCCTGGCGCTGGAGAATTAAGGTTAAACAATGGAACCTATGCCTCTGCTACAGCAATATATATAGATGACTCAGATGCTAATGGTGTTGATATTTCTACAGATTTGCTGGCATGGGATGATAGCACAAGTACCATAAGAGGATTTGTTCACATTGTGGATCGTGATGATCCTACGACGTATGCACGATTTAAGATAACCGGCGCGAGTACGGATGCTTCGGGATATGTAAAATTAGCGGTGGCGCATTTATCCTCAAGCAATACATTTAGTGCAGCGGATAGATTATCTGTTCATTTTACGATGACAGGCTTGAAAGGTGACACAGGAGCCACAGGCGCGACAGGATCTACAGCTGGAACGTCTGGTCTTGGAATGACCTGGAACAGTTCGACGAGTGATGCGGATCCAGGAGCCGGAAAGATCGCGTTTAATCATGGAACTCTTTCAAGTGTTTCGGTTTTGTACGTCGATGATGCTGATGATGCTGGTGCGGATATATCAACATTTGTTCAAAGCTGGGATGATGTAACAAACACAGTTGCTAAAGGATATGTTCAAATAACGAAAGAGGGAACAACCGGAACCTATGCTTTATTTAAGGTAAGCGGTGCGGTTACTGATGCTTCTGGATATAATAAAGTTGCCGTAACACACGTTGTTAGTAACGGATCATTTTCTAATGAAGATGGTGTTGGTGTTCAGTTTGTCCAATCTGGTGCTGACTCCGATATGACCAGCTTTACTTTGGCTGGAACGTCTGGATCGAACCAGACAATTACGAATGGTAACACAGTTACGATAGCAGCTGGAACCAACATTACAACAACCGGTGGATCAACAGATACAGTAACGATTGCTTGTACGCTCGACGATCCAATAGCTATGTCCATTGCATTAGGAGGATAAAATATGGCAAATACTTTCAAGGTCGTATCGCATGATGTCATGCCGGCATCAGCTGGTACACCAGAGGATCTCTACACTACACCAGGGAGTACGACGACAATCGTATTAGGTCTGGTATTGTGTAACGTACACACGGCACAAGTAACTGCTGACGTTAAACTTGTAAGTGATACAAGTGGAGGTGGTCGAACAGCTACCAACACAACGACATTCTTAGCTAATGATATTCCCATCGCAGTTGGTCAAAGCACAAGTGTCCTAATGGGAGCAAAGATTGTTTTGGAGACTACAGATAAGATACAGATTGATTGCTCTGTAGCTGACAAGCTCTCCGTCACAATGTCTATTATGGAGATAACAGCATGAGCCAACATTCAATAGGGAAAGATGCAACTGCTACTTCGTATGAGCCAGTTATAAGGCAAGTAGAAAACACAGTAGCTACTTCACTAACAATAGATGCAACGAATACAGCCGTAAATGCTGGACCAATTACGATTGGAGCTAGTGCTACTGTAACTGTATCTGGGATATGGGTGATAGTATGAGTAAGCTACAAGTAGAAACAATATCGCATACCAATAACACTACTGGAATGACTATAGATAGTAGTGGTAGAGTATTAACTCCAGCTAGACCAGCGTTTAGAGCAAGATTAGATGGTCCATCAAGTAATTCTACAGGTACTCAAGGAACTTTAGTATTTAACAATGAGGACTTTGATATAGGTGGAAATTACAATACCTCAGACGGACTATTTACTGCTCCAGTAGCAGGTATTTATCAATTTATGTTTAGAATGTTAGGTGCAACAAATGATACTGGGGGAAAAAATAATGCGGGTGATACTGTATATGCTGACTTTTATAAGAACGGAACGGCTAATGCAAACATAGTCCCAGGAACAAGGGAATTACATGAACAAGCAGGGGGTAACTTTTATATAAGTTTAAGCATGACCTCCCTTATTCAATTATCTGCTAGTGACAATGTTAGAGTTATCATAGGAAGTGAGTTTGCTTACGCTGATGCAACTGATGCTTATGACCCATGCTTTGAGGGATTTTTAATAGGATAAATAATATGACAACAGAGATGCAAAAGCTTAGAGAAACAAGAAATAAAATGTTAGAAGATAGTGATTGGACAGTTATGCCAGATAGTCCTTTTTCTGATAGCAAACAAGCTGATTGGAAAACATACAGACAATCATTGAGAGATTTGACAAAAACGGCAAAACCTAAAGTTATAAATACTGGACCTGCAATGTTGCTTGATATGTCCTCAGTAACTTTCCCAACAAAACCGAGTTAGGAGTAAGACATGGTTAGCAAAATAGAAGTTGATACAGTAGTCAATCAAAGTGGTGACCAAGATAGCGGATTAGATTTATCTACTAATGATGTAGTTAAGGTAAAGACTGCTAACACAGAACGAATGAGAGTTGATGCAAGTGGTAATGTGGGGATTGGCACAGCATCTCCTACAGCAACATTTCATGTGTCTGGTGACAATCCTAGAGCAAGATTTACAGATACACCTAATTCTGTAAACTTTGACATATTCATGGGAGATGACAATGCGACTGTTGGTATGCAGACAAATCATGCTTTAAAGTTTATGACCAATGATGCACAACGCATGAGCATTGATAGTGGTGGAAATACTATTTTTGGAGGGTCTGCATCAGCATCTATTAGTAGCACAAATAGTGATGAAAAATGTGTTATTGAAGGAGATGGAGAGTTTATACTACAAGGTGCTGCAAAAGTTTTAATGTACTTAAACAGAAATCAAACTGCTGGAGAAATTGTATCTATACGACAGGGTAATACTGCTGTTGGTGGGATAGATGCTAACTCTAGTAGTGTGGACTTTAATACTTCTTCTGACTACAGACTCAAAGAAAATGTAACGACATCATGGGATGCAACAACAAGACTAAAACAGTTAAAGCCTGTGAGATTTAGTTGGAAAGTTGATAGTAAGTCTGAAGCAGATACTGATGGCTTTCTTGCACATGAAGTAAATGCTGTTGTGCCACAAGCAACAAAGGGTACAAAAGACGAGGTTGTGACTCAAAAGGGCATAGACGAGGGTACATATCCAAAAGATGCAAAAGTAGGTGATGCTTATATGCAGTCCATAGACCACAGTAAACTTGTACCATTACTCGTTAAAACCATACAAGAATTAGAAGCGAGAATAGTAGCATTGGAGAGTAAATAATGACCTCAACATTAAAAGTAAGAAACATAGAGATGGGCGAGGGTGCTGCATCAGACAGTAAGATATTGTTTGATGGCAATGCTCAAGACTTTCACATAGGACTAGACGATAGTTCTGATAGCTTAACAATAGGTCTAGGCTCTGCGTTAGGTACTACATCACACATGATTATGGATGCTAGTGGTCACATTACTAAGCCATTGCAATCAGCTTTTAGTGCAGAGTGTGGCACAACTCACACCAATATAAGTACAGGTTCAACTACTATAATAATTGACACGGAAAGATTTGACCAAAATGGAGATTTTAATACGTCAAACTATACGTTTACAGCACCTGTAACTGGCAAATATCAGTTTACTTGGGCTGTAAATTTTAGTGATATAGGAGGGGAAAGTGCATCAGGTTTTTCTTACATGGCTGCTATATTAGACACATCAAATATAGACTATGAAGTATATTTTGATTTTGCTATAGGTGACAAAACGGCAGACAACACTACACTAACAGGTTCAGCTTTAGCAGATATGGATGCAAACGATACAGCTATTTTAAAAATATATAATAATATGGGGTCTACAACAGGAGATATAGCAGGAGATTCTAGCCAAATGTCAACTTATTTTACAGGCTATCTAGTCTGTTAATATGCCAATGCGAAATAACATATCTTAAAGGAGATAATAATGGCAAAAATTACACTAACAATAGAAGTAGATGATACTCAACAGACTATTCTAAAGAATGATTTGTTGGATATTAATACATGGGTTCAAGAAGCAATGACAGGTAAAATAAACAACTGTTGGAAGAGGATGCAACGAGAGTGGACAATTAAGTTAATGAACGACAGTTCTTTTACTGACTCAATCCCAAGCAACCAAGCTGACTTTGTAAAGTTGGTGGTAGCAAGGAGTGATTACAAGACCAGAGTTCAAAGAGATGCAGCTAATAAGCTATGACCAAAGCATTAGACGGAAGAGTTACAAAACTTGAAACTGAAAATCATATACAGTTCAAGGAAATATTCTACAGATTAAAACGACTAGAGATGGTGTTGATTGCTGGAATGGGTGCAGTAATTACCATGCTTGTTGGGATCTTATTTCAAATTAATTAAATTACCTGGGGGGAACCGTTATGGTTTTTGGGGTTGGGGAAGCTATTGCAGCAGCAGCAGCTTTCAAAAGTGCTGTCGATGCAATAAAAAGTACAGTCAATAGTTGCCGTGATGTTTCGGAATTAGCATCAAGTATTGACCAGCTGCTAGATGGCAAGGCGAGAATAGATAGAGCCAAGAAGCATAAGGCTGCGCCAGGTCAATTCAGTATCAAGTCAATCGCATCAGATACGATAAGTGCAAGGCTTGCAGAGGAAGAGCTTTATAACATCTCCGTACTTATAGACCAGAGGTTCGGACATGGCACGTTCAAGGGCATCCAAGACGAAAGAAAGAAACGGATCAAAGACTATAACGAAGCAGAACAAAAACGATTAGCTGCCAAAGCAAAACGTCGTAGGGAATTAATGAATGATCTCAAAATACTTTTATGGGTTGTTGGCGGCGCTGGTGCTTTGTGTGTGGCTGGGGTCATCTATCTTACCATTGCAAATTAAATCGGAGATTAAAAATGATACACAGAATTTTAGCCTGGTTAAACGCGTTCGTAAGACCGCAGCCGGTAGAAGTCTTAACGAATACTATTGCATCTACCTCAACCAAGAGGGGTCGACCAAAGCAATCAAAGTCAGCAGTTACGAAAACTGTCCGGAAGAAAAAAACTAAATGAATCCGGAGAACTTGGATCGCTGGAAAATTATTCCCAGGATAATGATGGTTATTATGACCGGTGTTTATATTCGCTGCATAGAGTGGGCATTGAGTCAGCCGGATCTAACAACACAACAAGCTAGCTTAATATCAGTTGTCACCGGAGCAATGACAGGATCGCTAGCGGTTTTTCTTAACAAAGAATCAAAAGGTAAGGACGAATGATAGGCAGTATCGTTACCGCTGTATCCGGTCTAGCATCTAGCTGGATCGAGGGAAAGACAGCTGTTCAAAAAGCTAACGCGCAGATTAAAATGAAAGAGGCTACCGGCGAGATTGATTGGGATCTCCAGGCTATGCGTGCCAGCCAATCTTCCTGGAAAGACGAGTATTTAGTAATCATCTTTTCTATACCTTTGATCCTCTCATTTTGTGGTGAGTGGGGTAGAGGTGTGGCAGCTGCTGGGTTCCAGGCTTTGAGTGAAATGCCGGAGTGGTATCAGCTGACAATCGGGGTAATTGTTAGCGCGAGTTTTGCTACCAGATCAGCTGCTAAATTTATCAATATGAGGAAGAAAAAATGAAAGAGAATTTTGAACAATGTATGGTCATGTTATTGGAGAACGAGGGAGGCTATCAAGAGGACAATCGGGATAGTGGAAATTCCTCTGATGGATACGGAAATCCAGGCTCAACAAATTGGGGAGTCACGGCAAAAGTATTCGCTGAGTTTACCGGTCAACCAGCCACAAGAGAGATAATGAAAGCGCTCAAAAAGGAGGAAGTTTATCCGGTCTATAAAGAGTTGTATTGGGATAAAATAAAAGGTGACGATTTGCCAGCTGGAGTCGATTGGACGACGTTTGATTACTGCGTAAATTCCGGAGTGTCCAGGGCAGCGAAGGCTCTGCAAGGAATTGTGTCAGTTACAAGAGATGGCGCAATCGGGAAGCTGACGTTAGCAGCTGTCGAGAAAAAAGATGCGAAAGAAATCATCGATCAGATGCACAGCACCAGGCAAAATTTCCTGGAGGGTCTATCAACATTCGGTGTCTATGGTCGAGGCTGGACCAGGCGAAATGAGCATGTAAAAGATACCGCTCTTGATATGCTTTAGTAAGCACAAATTGAGCACAAAATAGACGTTAGTAGATGTTATTATATGTTATTAAGAATCAATTTTAATAACGTAAACTAACATTAAATAACGGCAAATAACGGCAAATAACACCTAGCATGGGGTTTCAAGTCCTATCACCCGCACCAAAATTTCCCTTTATATTACAATAACTTAACCAATTTTATTGGATTTCAAGCACAGATTTAAGCACAAAGATGTTTGACAATCTTGATTCTATTCTCCATTATCATTGAAAATATTAACAATGTTCCTTAACAGATGTGGAGGTCTAAATGGAAAAAGTTATTGAGAAGTCAGAGCAGTTACAGCAGCTACACGATCTAACAGATACGGAAACAAATTGGGTCGTTCATACCAAACAGAATCAGAAAATTGTTTTATCAGCTGACCAGCTGCATTTGATCCGGCAAGGATTAAACCAGGCTGTTGATGCAGATCCCTCTATTTATTTCTAGGAGGGGTCAATGCTTACAAAAGAAGAAACAATTAACCTGGTTAGATATTATCCTAGTCGCAAAAGAAGTCCTCATTATGTTGATGGTCGAAAGCATGGCATGTTGCCTAAATCTTTTCCCACAAAAGAGGAGGCTCTAAAGTACGCAGAGAAGATAGCAGAAAATATTTTATTGCATTCAAAAGGGCGCGCTGAAGTTAGGATGGGAACAGTTTTTAATTGCGGTGAATGTGAGCCGACTAATAAGAAATGTTGCTACACGAAAACGAGAAGAATGGATATCGAACATGGTGTGATCCGAGAGCATAGTTTTGAGAACTCAATGCGTGATATTAACTTCCTCCTCGACATTAAAATTGAGGGTACTCCGGTTCGTGAAATGTCAGCAAAAAATTTCTTTGATGATCCCACAATAGTATTCAGAATTATTGATCCGGAAACGATCAAAGGTCGCGTACTGAAAACTGTAAAAAACTATTGGGCAAGCTACACGGATTTCGGATCGTTCTGTGTTAGCGCTGGTTTCTCAAAGCAAAATATTTTTCGTGAAACTCGACCAAAGAGCGGCGGAAAAAAATCCACCAGGAAAGCAAAGATCGATCGGGTCCAGCGCTCGACTATCGAGGGGATCCTGGAGCACTTACCAACCGGCAACACTAATCAGCTGGGCGGATACAAAAGATGTAATTGGAGGCTAGCAGCTTTCGTTGCAGCACAAACCGGAATGCGCCAGGGTGAGCAAAGAGCACTAACCTGGAACGATGTAAATTTTGATGTTCGCGTTATCGAGGTCAACAAAGGTATCGATAGATATAGAAATGTTGCGGAAACAAAAACAGAGAAATCAAATAGGCGATTGCGGTTTCCACCGGTCGTCGTTAAGGCGCTGCAAGAAGAATATATGCGCCAGGGAAAACCACCAAAAGAAGATTTAATTTGGATGGATACGCGAGGTCTATCAGTAAATCCCTCGATGTTCATCAAGAAGATAACCAGAGCAGCCGCAGCAGCCGGTGTTCCGCGTATTACATGGCATGAACTACGTCATTACTTTGCATCCGCTCAGTTGGCTTTAAAAGGCGGTACAAAGGATGGTATCTGGAAAGTATCTAACCAGCTGGGTCACTCGGATACAACAATCACAACCAAGACTTATGGTCATTGGCTGGATGATTACTCTGAGGATCCGGAGGAAACAGCAAGAGAAGATCAAGCAGCGCTGCGCTACTAAAAAAAAAGAGCGCCGGAGCGCTCTTGAGTTTCGCATTATAAATGCGGTTACATTATCCAATCTCCCCATAATTTTCTCGCTGCGCCTTTCTGAGCGTAGCTTAACATCTTTACTATCTGATCGATCTGAGCAGCGCTCATACCGCTTATATCTTTGTAGATGTTATTCTCTCCGCTATTGTCCTGGCTGAGATATTGTTTCATGTAATCCCTGGTCATTTCAAGGGATTGTTTTATTTCGTCACTTATAGATCTTAGATCGTTATTCATTTGGTTCCTTTCTTTTAAGGATTGATATCTATGAGATGTTAAATTGTGTCTAACGGAGCATAAGGAATAGATTCCGGAACAATGCGTGTTCCCTTATCAAAAAGATTATCTTGGGCTTTCTCATACTCTTTACCAATCAACTCTTTAATTTTCTTCATCTCAGTTTCGTTATATTTACCCATGAGATTTTTGCCTAAGACTTCAAGTTCAACATTCCCACCATAATAATCAATGTTGAGTCGCATTTCCTTGTAAGCCATTTCCATTGCTCTCATTTTAATAAATCTAACAATGTCAGTAGGCGATATTTTAAGACTATTATAGTCCTCTTTAATTTCTTTTTTATGTTTCATATTAAAATTCTCCTTTCTTTTACATTAAGTTCGAGGCGATAATGCCGGTTAAGATCGCTGGATTTTTGTGTGATCTTTCAAAATCAAAACCATCTTCGTAATAATATTCACCATCTATTTCTATGAACGTGTATTCCAGGCTGCCATCCACAAATACATCGACATAGTTGGTGATCCAGCTTTCTTCTTTTGTGGCTCTCTCTTTCAACTCAAATTGATATCCGTAATATTCGAACTTGTTATCTTTCACCTTAATGGTCGCGGTTTCTCCGGACCAATTTTGTTTTTCAAAAGTAAGTGTTTCGTTTTTCACTAAGAGGCTCCTTTCTTTTGGTTGAAATTTACGTTGGGAATACCAAACATTTCTTGCAGTTGGTGCTTTGTGTAATTTAGAGTTTTGTACCAGCTAAAACACTTTGCACATATTCCGAAACCTTTGTCTTGGTTGAACCATTGTTCCCACACTCCGGCATCTTTACCGCAGCAAGAACAAATTTTTTTACCTTTAAGCATTTAAGATCCTTTCTTGTTTTTGATGTTGAAACTTAGGTTGTCGTATATGCAATCGGCGATGTGCTTGCTGGCAATCTTGATGTCTGCGTGTGCAGCAGCTGGAAACAAATCCGGTTGTCGTTTTGCCAGGGTAATGAGATCTAAGATCCCAGGATCATGTCCGGTCTTGTCCTTAAAAACTTTTCGGATCATCATGAGTGAGGCTGGTATCCCAGCCTCCATTTTTTTAAAATCTAATGGTCTATTCAATTAAGAAACTCCTTTCTTTGTTGCCAAGTAAAACGCACCACAGCTGTTGAAGATTTCGTAGCCGGTGAAGTCGTCGTTATCAAAACTGTTAAAGTAATCTCTGCTTTGACCTACAAACCAAGCACCCTCAATACCAAGTGTGTATTGTTCGTTTCTGTCACTAGCTAATGCCTTGTGAAAGCCGTTGTTGACCTCCATGCAGCAATCGTACATTCCATCAAATTTTGATCTGACCTTGATGTAAAGTTTGTCTTTGTTTTTTCTGATAAAACTTTTAATTGTTGATTTTGTAATCTTAGCCATTAAGCGGTTCCTTTCATCACGTTATCAAACAAAGGCAATCCAAAAACCAAGCTGTCGATCTTGTTGTCTTTGTTTGCGTGTATTACATACATGTTTCTGATTTTTTTTCGTTTTCCCCAATAGTGAGTAATCGGCTTAACTCCGCTTTGATCGACGACGTTGCCATTGTAAAGAACCTGGGCATGACCGGTGGTGCTGATTAAGTAAGCAGTATCTTTTTCTGCCGCAGTTCTGGCGAAATTAATTAAGGTTTTGTCGAACCAACCTTTTCTATGAAGTAGTACGTCGTAAAGGTAATCATACTTAACACCGGCATGATCTAAGTAATGTTTGTACCATCTGTTGTGAGTGCCACCTCTCCAGCTTGCCGCACCGCAGTAAGTGTATTTGCCTTTGAACCAGGTCCAGACATCTTTGAAGTTCTTTTGAGCAACTATCGCACAAGCAAGAACACCGCAGCAAGGACCGCTGGCATCATTCCAATCGTGACCGCTCAAAACAAAATCACTCATTCTGGCTCCTTTCTCGTTGTTTCTCTTGGGGGGGTTTTTCGAATCAATTGACCCGTTCTTCACTATTATTGACTCAACTCGTCAAGGATTGCAAGTAAAATAACAGAATGTGTTACAAATAACTTAAAAAGAACAGCGCCGGAGCGCTGTTAGTTGGTGATATATGTTAGTTTAAATTGGCTCCCAATCGTTTTAATTCATGTCGAGCCAGGTAGGTTGTTCGTCCGCTCTTGTGAATTTCATAGTCACCGCTTGCCAGGATCCGGCGCAGTTTCATGTAAGCAGCTGGTTTGCTCAGATCCGGAAACAGCAGCGCTCCAGCCTCGGTCACAGTATAGAGCGATTTACCAATTTGGTTTGTCGTCATTTCCACTATTGTCATTTTCTTTATCCCATTCTGGAGGTGTATCAGCAAAACTCTGGTTTCTCATATCCTCTGGCACATCGAGGAATAGGAGAGGGCGCTCGATAACTGTCCAGGGATCCCCAGGTCCAGCTTTCTCCTTAATGCTCATACCTAACTGCATCTGGCAGTTGTCGCCATGCGTTACAGCTGCCTCTCGTAAAGCATCAACCAGGTTGGCTATCGCTTTTCTCTGTTCAGCTGATTGCGGCAGCGGTTTTCCTTCTGGATCTCTAGCTGTCTTAAATTGCAGCCATGCAGCTGCTTGATATTCCACGTCCGATTTTAATCCGGAAAGCATCTTAAACTTTCCATTTCCGAAATGTGGTCGTTGTCCTGGCATTTTAATCTTATCCATATCTTAATTGCTCCTCTCTAATTTCATAATAAGCCTTTACCTTTGCAGCAGCTGACTCATCCAGCTTCTTCAAAGCGATGTAGCTTTTTTGGTTTTCCTTAAAAATAATGTTCATGCGTTCCACACTTTTTGCTTTATCAAAACTGTCGATAAACCATTGTGCGTTTCTTTCGACAGCGCTATCTCTGCTAAAATCACTATCATCACGCAAGGTTTCCAGGATATCTGCCTCCTCTGGATCTTCTTTCGGTGGATCCTTGGGTTTTTTCTCAGCTGCTTTTTTCTCAGCTGTATTCAATTCAATCTTTGCATCCTTTAATTGAGCCACCTCGATCTCAAAATCGCTGGCAAATTCACCGCCATGCAAGCCAAGATTGGCAAGAGCTCGACCTATTGCAGAGGTTTCGCCGTTCTCGATCGCTGACGTTTTGTTTACATTACTGCTACCGCGTATTTCTTCAGCTATGCCGGTCGCTACCGGTCGATCTGAGTTAGGCGGATATATTTCAGCTACGACAATTACGCGCTTTGCATCGTCTACTGTTACTCTGGTGTTTACGGAATAGTCCGGAAAATGCTTTCTAAATACTTCAATGCGTACTGCAACAGTTGTGTATTTTTTATTTCCTCGTACAACAACTCCCTCTTTATTTAGTTTGCTAATATCCTCCATTGCTGCGTGCAGCTGATCTTTCATTTGAAACTCCTCTTAGCTAATTCGATTAATTCTGGTTGTAGGTTCCAGGCAAACATGTGATCCCACTCTGGATCCAGCGATCGAAAGAGATCCTCCTGGTTGTCTGCCTTTTTTAATAAATGCTCGGTAGTTTGATGATGCCTAGACATCTGCTGCACAATTCGATCAAGGTTCTCGTCACTTAATTCCGGAGAGTTGTCCTGGTCGAAAATTCTATATTCTTTATGATTGGCGCAAACAAGGAACGGCGGCTGCTGTCCATTAAGCGCCCAAAAGCCAGCAATCTGATAGAGCCAGCTTTTCTCAAACATGCCGGATAAATTTTTCGGAACGTAAGAAGATTTTTTTAAGCTGCTCCATTTAGTTTTCAGATCTCCACGTCTTGCATAGTCCGGTCTGGTCTGATGCGGCAATTCACAACCTGGCAACTTATCTTCGAGTGTAATTTCTCCGATATATTTGTTCTCTCTTGCCATCGCTTTCTCTAATCCCTCGACCGAGTTCTTAATTACGTCGCCAATTATCGTTTTGTAGACCTCGACAAGCATTTCGTCTTGTTCACCGACGTTTTCCCCTAAAAAATAGCGACTTTGGAAAAATAGACCCTCAGATTTCGCCCAGGACACCGCTTCGTCGAGTTTCATGGGTTCTGATCCATCAATATTTAACACACTATCTACAGCCTTTTGAACGGCAACTCCGGCGATAGCGCTTGGACCGGTTGCTCGATTGGGGTTTAATAACTCCCATTGCTCTTTATCGCTTAAAAAGAGGTCAGATAACAGCGGTCGGAGCACAATTTTCTCCCACAGCTTTCTCCCTCTCGGTCCTGTCATTGGATTACTATGGTGATAGTAATTAAATCGTAGTGCGTACTCTGGTGTCAGCTGCGGCAGCGGCATTTTTATCTCCCTGGTACGCGCCGCAGTATTTTGGAGTCAGATTAAAAACTATAGGATATGCGGCGCGTTCTGAAAGATAACAATAATTGTTACAATCGGTCAATAACAAAAATCAATATATTGATCGAAATCTCAATCTAATGATCTTTTACTATTTCAAAACCCCAGGATTCGGGATCATAGAGCATGATGCCAGCTGGTGTTGCCCATTCGAGCTCGACTTTGTTGTAATTCTTTTGCAATGAATCGCTATCGTCGAGAGTTTTGGGATAGGTCACACTTTTATTTCCCTGGTAACTGCTCACTATAGCGGTCATGCGCCTAATGGTATAGGTTTCAAAGTCTGAGTTCTCAAACGGATATCCTACGATTATTGGACTACCCTCTAAATTGAGTCTTTTGGTGTTCTTAACTTTGCAGATACTAGGTTGACCGATACATTGCTCGTGGACATAACTTTTTTCTAGCGGTTTTTTGTTAAAAATGCAGATCGCATTTTTCTTCTTTGCAAACCACTTAGGCACGAAATAAGCGCCATGGTTCTCCGTAAAGTTAAAAGGACCAGCCAAATATAATCGCTTTGATTCGTCCTCCCCAAACAGCTTTAGCACTCCGTCTGTATCCATTTCGCCCATGATAGGACACATGCTGCGCTTAAAGAGTATTTCTTCAGCTGTGCAGTTTAAGATTTTTGCGTATTTAATCGCATCGTCAATACTTATATTCTGTCGTCCATTTAAATGCCTAGATACTGTTTCCGGTCTAAACCCCATTGATTTTGCGATCTCTACTCCGGACAAGTTTGCTTTTCTAGCCAGGCTCTTTAAATTTGAAACGCTTTGTACTTCCGACATGCTATCGAGATCCAACATTGTTTATTCCTTTCTACTTAAAACATAATCAAAGTCAAACATATAGGTAACAAAAAGTGTTACATGACTTACCAAAGTATAGACTTTATTGGTCGTGTCAAATTAAATTGCATATATAAACAAAATATATTGCAATCTGTATATTATAACTTAATCTGTTAAATCAATAAACTTGATCGAAATATTGATTACTAAATTGATCATGTATTGATTGGTATTAAATTGGTTTAGAGGTTGTTGAGGACATGAAATTAGAAGATTGGCGCTTAGAAAGAGGCTTAACGTATAAGCAATTAGCTGAAAAACTTGATGCTCCCGGCGCCGGTGTTGTTCATAGATGGTGTTTGCATCCACGTCATCCAGGATATGCGAGGCACGTTAGACCTAGCCAGGAATATATGCGCCGGATCAAGATTGCTACTGATGGCGCTGTACAGCCTAACGATTTCTTTATGGACGACGTATGATCCCATTTCCTAACAAGAAATATAATATTATTTATGCTGATCCTCCTTGGTCTTATAAAGAAGATTGGGGTAATGGTGCTGTACATCATCATTATAAAACAATGAATATAAAAGATATTAAATCTTTGCCAGTACAAGAAATATCAGATGATAATTGTCATTTATATTTATGGTACACAAATTCTCATGTAAGAGAAGCACATAAAATATGTGATGCTTGGGGATTTAATTATAAACAAACATTAAGTTGGGTCAAACAATATTCTAATTTACAATTAGAAATGGGTCTTGGTTATTATTTTCGAGGTTGTACAGAACATATTTTGTTTGCAGTTAAAGGAAAATTACCTCGAATTAGAAAAGATTTAAAAAATTTAATAGCCACAGATGGACAAGCTATATTTGAAGTTAACTCAAGAAAACATAGCGAAAAACCACAAACTTTCAGAAATTTAATTGTTGATCATAGTGGTAATCTACCACGCATTGAATTGTTTGCACGACAAAAAACAGATGGTTGGGATGCTTGGGGGAATGAAGTATGACAGAGGCGCAGCTGCAAAACCTGGTAGCTGATTATCTGCGTGTGGCATTGCCGGACGGATCTCTTTTTCATCACTCTCCGAATGAGGGGAAATCGCATGTTTCCTGGAGAATGAAACAAAAGAAAGCTGGGATGCGTGCTGGTATGCCGGATCTTGAGATCTTTTGTCCAGGGGTCCAGCCAATATTTATAGAATTAAAGGTGGGTCGAAACACGTTATCGGTTCATCAAAACGAAACTCTGCAAATCTTATCGAACCTGGGATACACGACAGCTGTATGCAAATCGCTCGATGAGGTTATCCAGGTATTAGGAACAGTAGTGCAGCTGAAAAATCATTCACAGACGGATGCTTATCTTACACAAATGAGGAGGAATATTTATGGAGAATAATTTAGAAATTGCCAGGGAGTATTTTCACTACCGAATAAACCAGGGGTGGGGATTGCTGCGGATCGCGCAGTTCCACCGGATCCCAGCTGTATATGAAAGCTGCTATACGGAACCACAAATCATTGATTGGCTAGCGAGGTATTATGAACAATTCAGAGATCGATAAGTATTTTACCGGTAGATTTGGACAGCTGCTTGCCTGGAGAAATGCCAATATTGTGCAGCGCTTTTTTATTTCTATTAAAAAGGTGTTTACAAAATGAAAAAATCGATTACCCTCGGTAGCTACACCGGTACGCGGAGCTACACGTTATACTACTTATTTCTACTACATGTAGCTACACGTTATGCTGTATAGAGAAATTCCGTATGATGTGACGTTTTTAGAGAATCTTTTTCTGGAGGCTGCATGTACGGAACGGCGACTTCCACCAGCGATTGTTAAAAGAAAGTTAGCCAGCTGGGTTGAGTATGAACAATCCTGGCACGCATATAATGCCACAGCATTCACACCAAAGGCTCCCAAAGCATCACCGCGAGAGATCGACCGGTATTTTCTGGCGCTCGATCTCGGTCTTTGCTATGCGGAGGTCGAGGATCGGAAGTTGATTTGGGCGGTTAATTATTCAGCTGTTCTCAAGAATGGTTATCCCAGGGAACGCGGACCATCCTGGGAAAAGGTCAGTAAAGCGAGTAACAAGCGGATCTCAGCTAAGAGTGTTAAGCGAGATTATATTGATGCGATTGTTCGCATGGCTTACCGGATTAAGATTCAACCGGAAAGATTGATGCAAAAATTAGTTATAAAGTGATTGCACGAATGCACGAAATGTAGTACCGTTTCCGGTAAGATTGCCAAGATCTTGCGATATTACTGCTTATATTGATGCTATGCTCTGCCAGAGTACAAGATTTTTGGAACTCTTAATTTCATATCTTTCTGAAATAAAGCTGAACGCAATGCGCTCCACCGCGTTGCGTTCGGTCAATAAGGTAGATCAATGTCAAGAATAATGAATTTAAAATTAATGAAGGATATCTGCGGTAAGCTGATCGAGGGGAACTCGATGCGACAGATCGCAAAGCTGCCAGGATATCCGAGTGATGATACTGTGTATCGGTATGTGCAGAAGAACGACCAGGCACATGAGATGTATATCAGAGCCAAAGCAATCCAGGGTGAACGCATCCAGGACGAGATCGATGAAGTGCTTGGAGCTCCGATGCTGGACGATCCGAAACAAATGATGGCTGACGTGCAAATGAGGCGGCTCAAGGTTGATACATTGCAGAAGAGGCACACACAGCTACAGCCGAAAGGCATACGGAATAAGGCGGAAGATGTTGCCGGTCAGCAGATCCAGGGGAGTATTACGTTATCCTGGGAGAAAGCGGATGTTGACGTTAAGGCTGGTTGATTTCGGTTCGGCAATGCTTTAACTGCGAGCAATCGCACGCGCGAGTCCTGGGCATTTCGCTGTGTTTGTGCTTGATCTGTGCTTGACCGCTCTGATCCAGCTTATTTTATTGAAAAGCATGGGGGATGGTCGCTCTTATGCCGGTCTTTTTGCCTGGATATGCCGCGACCCTACCCCCGAACGATCGGGCGCGCGCAACTTACATATATATAACCCAATCCGGACACAGACATTCACAATGAGGACCACATGGGAAAACGTAGTGAGTTTGACCGGATACCGAGAGATTTCTATCCAACACCACCGGAGGCGGTAAAGCCTTTGCTGTATCACTTGGATATGCCGTCTATAAAGCTGTTTTGCGAGCCGTGTGCTGGCAATGGGCAGCTTATTGATCTGATGGAGCTAGCTGGTGTTATGTGCTGCTATGCGAGCGATATAGAGCCGCGTAGGTCTGGTATTATTCAGCATGATGCGTTAGAGCTCGATGAGATGAAGATATTGGATGCTGATGCTATTATTACTAATCCTCCCTGGCGACGTGATCTGCTGCATCCTATGATTGAGTATTTTATATCTTTAAAACCTACATGGCTGCTATTTGATGCCGATTGGATGCACACCAGGCAAGCTACGGATTTGATTAAGTATTGCCAAAAGATTGTGTCTGTGGGTCGTGTGAAGTGGATCCCCGATAGTAAGCATACCGGTAAGGATAATTGCTGCTGGTATTTCTTTAACAAATATTCGCAGACGAACAGCACAAGGTTTATAGGTCGAGTATGAAAACAATCATTTTTATCCTTGTGATTATGGAGGGAACTGAGGTTGTTGATGAGGTAGAGATTGGCAGTTATCAGAATTGCTCCTGGAACATGGAACAGATTAACCGAGCGAACACCGGAAGAGATTATTCTGCCTTTTGTAGACCTTGGATTAGGGGAAGAGATGAAAAATGACACCAACTATTGTTATTACCTTTCATTTGTTTCTTATTCTTATGCCCGATGTGGAGAAAGAGGAGTTTGTGGTTCACAAGCTACAATTTGAAACTAAGGAAAGTTGTTTGTATTTTGCTGAGAGATTGGATCAAGTACGAGATCCAATAGTTCGGAAGAAGCAATGCAGACCAATTATGAATTATATTTATCCGGATGAATTATGAAAAATGATCCGGTGAACAACCCCTGGCATTATACCCAGGCGAAAATTGAGTGCATTGATTTTATAAAAGAGAATTTGGGCGATGGTTTCGGGTTTTACTGCCGAGGTCAAGTGCTCAAGTATATGTGGCGCTATAAGGATAAGAATGGTGTCCAGGATTTAAAAAAGGCTGAGTGGTATTTGAAAGCATTAATTGAATTTGAAGATTCTAGGAAAGACCGCTGAATGGTTCCGCAAGCAACAAGAGAACAAGAAGCTGCATAGGGATTTTATGCTGCGTTACTTTAGGCGAGAATTAGAGAAATATGGACATAAAAATACCATACGCGCCGAGAAAGGTGCAGAAGGAATTACACGATCAGCTGGACAAACACCGGTGGGGAGTGGTGGTAATGCACCGACGAGCCGGAAAAACAGTAATGGCGATCAATCATCTTCTTAGAGAGGCAGTATTGTGTGATAAACCAAACCCACGATATGCCTATATTGCGCCGACATACCGCCAGGCAAAGCAAGTAGCCTGGGATTATCTAAAACAATTCGCGGTAAATATACCGATGGCGCGCTTTCACGAAACGGAATTGCGCTGCGATCTGCCCAATGGTGCAAGAATACAACTGTTAGGATCTGAAAATCCGGCGAGTTTAAGAGGTATTTATCTTGATTTTGCTGTTTTGGACGAGATGGCGGATATGCCGGAGAATTTATTTCCGGAAGTTATCAGACCAGCTTTATCGGATCGCCAGGGAAAAGCCTTATTTATAGGTACACCAAGAGGACACAATGCCTTTTTCGAATTATACGAGGCTGCAACGGCAGCAGATGATTGGTATGCAGCGACCTATAAGGCGAGTGAAACCGGGATATTACCTAAATCCGAACTTGATTCCGCGCGGATCGGCATGTCGGAGGATCAGTATAACCAGGAATATGAGTGCTCCTGGGTGGCGAATGTTCCAGGGTCTGTCTTTGGTAAGGAACTTCAGAAAGCCTTTCAAGATGGTAGGATTTCTAAGGTTCCTTATGATCCCTCTGTCCGTGTTGACACATTTTTTGACCTCGGTGTGGGCGACAGTACAGCGATTTGGTGGGTCCAGGTCGTAGGGAGAGCGGTACATTTTATAGATTATTATGAGGCGAGAGGTGAGGGATTACCCCATTATGCCAGGGTGCTGCAAGAACGTGAGTATCTATACGATAGTCATTACGCACCACATGATATTGAGGTTAGAGAATTAGGATCCGGAAAGAGTAGGCGCGAGGTTGCCTGGGATCTAGGGATAAATTTTCGTGTTGTTCCCAAACTACCTATTGATGATGGGATCCACGCAGCGCAGCTTTTGCTAGCACGATCCTGGTTTGATCGAGATAACTGTAAGAATGGATTAGAGGCATTAAGACAATATCATCGTGTCTATAACGAGCGAACACGATCATTTTCTAAAACAATAAAACACGATTGGAGCTCACATAGCGCCGATGCGTTTCGTTATGCGGCGGTAGGATTAAGAGAAAACAAGCGACAGTTTCAAGCACCACAGCAAACAGCGGTGAATGAATACCGCGTATTCTAGGAGAAGAACATGGGATTTTTTTCAGCATTTATGGATATGATGTCTGGAGGTGCTCAAAGATTAGGGTCTAGTATTCAGAGCGCCAGCGACAGAATGAAATTCAAAGAGCCTACCAGGTTAGATAGATTTTTAGCCGGACCAGGACAAACAGTAGATACAAGTCCAGAGGGTCGTAAGGCAGCATTTGAGTCTGGTAAAGCTGCCAATGAAAAAGCTATGGCAGATTTGGCGGATATGGTGGATCCAGGCGGAGAGCGTACCGATCCGGATACCGGTCGATCTGTCAGAGAAACCAGGGGATATGAGCAGAAATCGGGCAGTACAGCTGCACCAAAAACAATGATGAGCTCATCTTCTACACCAGCGGCGGCTACTAAAACAGAGCCGACACCACCGGCAGCGCCTAAACCGGTTGGAGAAGATGCTACCAGCAGCGGTGAAATAGAGGATGAAGTGGATGCAAATAAAGGAAAAGGCAAGAAATCTACAATTTTAACCAGCGCACAAGGGTTATTGAGTGAGGCTCCGACCAGGGGAAAGCGTAAATTAAAAGGTTTAATCGCGTGAAAGTACGAAAACCAAAGAATGTTGCTGGCTTAATGGGTCGAATTGCTAATCAACCTATTACCGGAATGTCCTCATCGATGGATATTGATCCTATGGAGCGGATGATGCAGCGCTTTGAGGGTCGAATGAAAGGCGGAAGTCCGCGAAAAAAGAAAAGAAAAACGATGATGCAAGGAGGCTATTGATGGCAAAACCAGGTTTGTATTCGAATATGAATAAAAGAAAGGCTGCTGGCACGTCCAGATCTAAGGCTAAATCAACAATTAAACCTAAAGTTTACACAATGATGAGCCAGAAAAAGGGCGGTTTTGCGCCAAAGAAAAAGTAAGGACGTTAATTAATGGATAAAATTTCACCATTAGTCGCCACATTGCACAAAAGATTTGAGTCTTTACAGACCCAAAGGAGCAATATTGAGCAGCGCTGGCAAGAGGTAGCTGACTATTTCTTACCCAGGAAAGCCGATATTGTACGAAAACGTGCAGCTGGTGAGCGAAAAGATCAAAAAATATTCGACTCCACGGCGCAACATGCTGTCGAATTGCTAGCTGCGAACCTACACGGCACACTTACCTCCCCTTCGGTGCCGTGGTTCGCTATGCGATTTAGAGATAAAGCGCTGCAAAACGAGGATGCAGCGAATGAATGGCTGGAGATCTGCACGCAGCAGATGTACCAGGCGCTTGAGAGATCCAATTTTCAGCAAGAAATCCACGAATTATACTATGATTTAGTGGTTTTTGGCACAGCTGCCCTGGCGATCGAGAAAGAAATTGGTCAAGATCTACGCTTTTCCACCAGGCATATTGCTGAGATTTACATAGCAGAAAACCATGAGGGAAGAGTCGATACAGTATTTCGTAAGTATGAGTTAACCGCACGACAAGCAGAGCAAAAGTTTGGGAAGAATAATCTATCGAATAGAATAAAAAAATCATTGGAGAACACTCCTTTAGATAAACATTCGATAATTAATGTTATATATCCCAGAGGCGATACTGGCAAGACCACAGCAAAAGACAAACCTTTTGCCTCTATTCACTACTGTTATGACAGTAAATATCTGATGCAAGAGAGCGGTTATGACTCAATGGTCCTGGCAACTCCCAGATTTACTAAGGATAGCTCCAGCGTTTATGGACACTCACCGGCACATACATGTCTAGCGGATGCCATGATGGTATCAAAGATGGCAGAAATTGGGATCAGAGCCGCACAAAAGCAGCTGGATCCGCCGTTAATGGTTCCGGATGATGGTTATGTCCTACCGGTAAGAACGACACCAGGAGCGCTTAATTTCTACAGATCTGGTTCCAGGGATAGAATAGAGCCGCTAAAAACAGATGCGAATAATTTATTGCAGCTTAACCAGGAGGAGCGACGACAAGAGCAGATCCGCCGGATCTTCTATGTTGACCAGCTATTAGCCTCTACAGATAAGACAATGACAGCAACACAAACGCTGCAAATGCAAGAAGAACGATTACGAATGTTAGGACCGGTGTTAGGGCGCTTGCAATCAGAGTTACTACAACCCTTAATTTCTAGAACCTTTGAATTACTGCTTTCCCAGGGTGTTCTACCGCCGGCTCCCGACGAACTGCAAGGACAAGATATAGATATCGAGTACGTTTCACCGCTTGCTAAAGCACAAAAGATAGGCGACCTACAAAATCTAGTGCGCGGAGTAGAGATAATGACCAGCTTGGCAGAGGTTATTCCAGGGATTACGGACTACATTGATAATGATGGATTGGTTCAATACCTGGTTGAGATCACCGGAATGCCGGCAAGAGTGATTAGATCCGATCAAGAAGTGGCAGCGATGAGAAAAGAGCAGCAAGAGGCAGCCGCAGCGCAGCAATCACAAGAGCAAGATATGCAAAATTCAGAGCAAGCGCGTAATGTTGCGCCTTTATTGCAAGCCTTACAAGCTAACCAGGGCGCGGCTGAATGATGGATATTGAAGATCTACAGCGCATTTATAGAGAAGTCTTTTCCTCTGATGAGGGCAAGAGAGTTTTAGACGATTTGAAAGCCAGGTTTGGTTTTCAGCAAACCACGCATGTTCCAGGGGATCCCTATGAAAGTGCGTTTTTCGAGGGTCAGCGCAATGCTGTCCTATTAATTTTAAGAATGATGGAAGAAAAAAGAAAGGATCTAACAAGTGAATGAAACAGCAGAGGTAATTGAGCAAACTCAATCTCAAGAAACACAACCACAAGAAACTCCGGTAGCTTTTGCGGATTCGCTAGGCGAGGAGTTTAAGGGCAACCCTATATTTAAGAATTTTCAAGACGTAAATGGTTTAGCAAAATCATATATGCACGCGCAGCGCATGATCGGTGCTGATAAAGTAGCGATCCCAGGTAAGCACGCGACAGATGCAGAGAGGCTAGAAGTCTATCAAAAGCTAGGTGCGCCGGTAAATATCGATGGTTATGAGGTAAAATTTCCCGAAACCTTTACAGCTGACGAGCAAAAAGCCTTTAAGGAAACGGCATTATCCGTTGGTTTAAATGGTAATCAAGCCTCTAAAGTTGTCGATTTTCTAAGTGAAACCTTTAACCAGGCAAGCGCGCAATCACAATTAAACGCTGACCAGGTAGTCGCGGATAATCGTGCAGAATTGCAGAAAGAATGGGGAAATGCGTTAGATCAAAAGCTGGAGAGAGCACGCGGTGCTGCTGTTCATCTATTAGGATCCGACGATATTTTCGGTGATATACAACTAAAGGACGGAACCCATTTGGGTGATAATCCACAGATAATAAGAATGTTTGCTGCTTTAGCTGACCAGATAAGTGAAGATACCCTGGGCGGTCCTACAAGTGAGCAGATCAGCACACCAGAGGAACTTGAGCGCGAAAAGCGAGAACTCATGCAATCTGGTAGTCCATATTGGAGCAATACTCATCCCGATCACGATAAATACATTCAACGTGTTTTGAAGATCAATGAGGATTTGTATCCAGAACCAGAGGGGTAATCTTCGGATCCCTCCAGGTAAAAAATATTTTGGGTCTTTTGCGAGATAACCCACCTAAATTTTAACTTTTTTAACGGAGGTACTTACAATGAGTACACAAATTACGACTGCTTTCGTTAATCAGTATTCTCAGAACGTATCATTATTATCGCAGCAAATGGGTTCATTACTGCGTAATTCTGTGAGAACTGAGTCGGTTAACGGAGAAAAAGGGTTTTTCGAGCAGATTGGTTCCGGTGTAGCGCAAGCTAGATCTAGCCGTCACTCTGATACCCCATTAATGGATACACCCCATGCGAGAAGAATGGTGAGTCTTGTGGATTATGAATATGCAGACCTTGTAGACGACCAGGACAAAATCCGCATGTTGATCTCTCCAGAGTCAACTTACGCAAAGGCAGCGGCAGCGGCTATCGGTAGAGCTATGGATGATGAAATCATCGCAGCTTTAGGCGGTACAGCTAAAACCGGTGTATCGGGTGGAACTTCAACAGCTTTACCTAGTGGGCAAAAAATCGCTCATGGTGGTGCTGGACTAACGATTGCAAAATTGGTTAGTGCAAAGAAGATCCTAGATCAAAACAGCGTAGATCCCTCAATAGAGAGATTTATCGTTGTTTCACCAGAGCAGATAGAAGATCTATTAAACTCTACAACAGTAACAAGCGCAGATTTCAATTCTGTAAAAGCGCTCGTTCAAGGAGAGATGGATACTTTTCTCGGCTTTAAATTTATAACATCTAATCGTTTAACAGATAACGGAACCTCAAGGCTATGCTATGCGTATGCACGCGAGGGGATGGTTTTGGGAATGGGTAAGGAACCCACCGCCAGGATAGATGAACGATCAGATAAATCATACAGCACGCAGATCTATTACTGTTCTTCTTTCGGCAGCAGCCGTCTTGAGGAAGAAATGGTAGTCGAAATTGCGTGTAATGAGTAAGGAGGATTGAACAATGGCAAATGTTAATACTACATTAGTAACCAATTTTGAAGCCTCACCTCAAGTGATGAATCCGGCATATCAACAGCATGGAGTTGTGCGAATTATTCAAGGCACAATCGCTCTAGCTGCTGGTGATTTGAGTGCTAGTGACACAGTTATGTTGGCTCCTATTCCGACTAACGCGAGTGTAACAAGTATCAAGCTATTCAATGACGACCTGGATAGTGGAAGTACAAACACTTGTGATGTTGGACTATGGACAGCTGATGGTAACGTCACAGCGGTTGATGATGATTGCTACGCAAGTGCGATCACCGATCTTCGTGCTGCTGTCACTACCGGAACTGAGGTAGCTTTTGAAGCGCGTAACGTCAATTTGATGGGTCAACGTGTGTGGGAAGATGCTGGTCAATCATCTGATCCAGGCGGATATTACAATATCGGCTTGATCTTTGATGCGGCTGGCGACACAGCTGGCGATCTATCATTTATGATCGAATACGTCGTAAATTAAAATTAACCAGGGGTGAGCAATGCCGAGTGTTGTGGAAATTTCTAATAATGCGCTTAATGCGATTGGAGCAACAAACATTACTAGTATGGATGAAAACTCTAAAGCTGCGCGTGTTATTAACCAGGTGTACGCTAATGTCCGCAACGAGGTGTTTCGTGCTCACCCCTGGAACTGTTTAATTAAAAGGGCAACTTTAGCGCAAGATGCTTCTGCTCCGGCTTATGGATATACATATTCCTATACCTTGCCGGCGGATCCTTATTGCCTAAGAGTCCTGGAATATTCAAATGGATCGCAAACATATCCCTTTGATAACCTCACAAACAATTCCGGCGGTAGTGTATTTGTGATCGAGGGTCGTAAGTTGCTAACAGACGAGTCAACGGCAAAGATTAAATATGTAGCGCGATCTGAGGATCCAAATGAATATGATGCTGGTTTAGTTGGAACTTTGTCAGCTAAATTAGCCTATACTATTTCGTATGCGCTAACCGGATCGACAACAGTAGTGCAGCTGCAAAAAGCGCTATTCGATGAAAGATTGCGTGAGGCTAGATTTATTGATGCAACAGAGGGTGCGCCGCAGCGCATCGAGGCTAGTGATCTAATTGAATCGAGGTTGTAATGGCACGATCAGCACCAGCTATACAATCCTTTGTAGCCGGAGAAATATCGCCACGATTAGAGGGCAGAGTTTCTATAGAGAAATACAAGGAGGGGTTATCCGACCTAACGAACATGGTTTCTATGCCGCATGGCGGTGTAGCGCGTAGACCAGGAACAGAGTTTTTAGGAGAAGTTAAAACAAGCAGCGTTAAATGTAGGCTTATTCCGTTTCAATTTAAAACGACAGATACTTATATTTTGGAGTTTGGCGAGCAAATCATGCGGATTTACCGCAATGGTGAGCAAGTTTTATCGGGTACAACAAAGACTATATCGGGCGCAACCCAGGCAAGTCCTGGTGTAATAACAGCAACATCACACGGATATTCTAATGGTGACGAGGTTTATATTGCCTCAGTTGCCGGTATGACCGAGTTGAACGGACGAAATTATAAAGTTGCTAACTCGACCACGCATACGTTTACGCTGACGGATCTATGGGGAACAGCGATTAATACTACCGATTTCACAGCCTATTCAAGTGGCGGTACAGCTAATGAAATCCTGGAGGTGGCGACACCATATCCGGAGTCGGTATTACCAGATATCAGATTTGCTCAGAGTGCAGACACAATGTATATCGTCCATCCTAGTTATGCGATTAGGACGTTATCGAGATCCAGCCATACCAGCTGGAGTTTTGCAACACCATCGATCTCCGGAACACCGAGTCCAAACTTAAATAATGCCACCGATAATTATCCAAGTGTGGTTACGTTCTTTGAGCAGCGGCTGGTATTTGCTAACACAAACGACAATCCGCAGACTATATGGTTTTCAAAAACAGCGGATTATACGAATTTTACAACCGGTACTGATGCGGATCATGCGCTAGTTTATACAATCGCTAGCAACCAGGTGAACGCAATTCGCTGGCTAACAGCTACGCGTGTTATGACAGTTGGCACAGCTGGAGGAGAATTTGTGGTAACAACCACGAATGATGGACCTATTACTCCTACAACAACGCTGATCCGAAAATATAGCAATTACGGCACAGCAGCGATAGATCCGGTGCAAGTGGCGGATGTTACACTATTTGTTCAGCGCGGTAATCGCAAGGTCAGAGAATTTAGATATGTTGGTGATGTTGATGCGAGTGGATACACAGCGCCAGATATGACCATCCTGGCAGAACATATTACCGAGGGCGGTATAACAGAATTTGCATATCAGCAAGAACCAGACAGCGTTGTATGGGCGCTGCGTGGTGATGGTGTTTTATTGGGGATGACCTATCGCCGTGAGGAACAAGTTGTTGCCTGGCACAAGCACACGATTGGCGGTGTGTTTAGTACCGGTAATGCGGTGGTCGAGAGTATAGCGACGTTACCCACAGATACCGGTGAAGATGAATTATATATGATTGTTAAAAGAACGATCAACTCACAAACAAAGCGGTATGTAGAGAAATTAAATGTATTTGATTTTGGAACAGTTGCTACCGGATCTTTCTTTGTTGATAGTGGCTTAACCTATTCTGGTAGTGCGGTTACGTCATTTAGTGGTTTGTATCACCTAGAGGGCGCTACTGTTTCTATACTAGGTAACGGAGGATCACATGCAGACAAAGCGGTTAGCAGCGGTGCTGTATCT